TAATGCAGGTAAATGCACCGGTAAGGGTACCCTAATACATACTGAGGATGGGTTATTACCTATAGAAAAAATCATATCTGAAACAGGTAAGATACGATATAAAGGTAAAGTCCTTACTAAAGAGGGTGTATTAGTAAAACCTAATGCAGGAGTTTATAATGAGATTAAGGTAGTAAAGATAACTACTTCTCAGGGTTATACTCTAATCTGTGGATATGAAAATCACAGATTATATACTTATTATGGAGATAATCTACAATGGGTATATGTCAAGGATTTAAAGAAAGGGGATTGTTTACCTATCTCCTTAGAATATACTCCTTCTAAAAATACCATAGGTAAAAACCTTAGCTATACTTTGGGAGCTTTATCCGGAGATGGTCATATTCATCAAGTTTCTAAAAATCAAATAAACATATCTATATCAGGTCAAGATATAGAAGTAGCCGAAGTAGTTAAAGCTACTATGGATGAAATCTGTAAAACTCCTGTAGAAATAAAACCCCACAAAAGATTTAAAGGTTTTCATATATCTAAATCCGATACTAATTTTGCTAAACTACTTCAAGAGGAATATCCAGAATTAATTGGTACTGCCCATGAAAAGTACATACCCGATAAGATTCTTCAGGCTTCTTATGATGACTTAAGGAATTATATAGCAGGTTTATTTGATACAGATGGGCATAATTCATCATCTCATGGTAGAAGATCCTTATCTTTTACTACTGTAAATCTTGAAAATGCTCGTAGAGTACAACAAGCTTTATTATCTTTAGGGATAGCTTGTTGTCTTAAACCCAAGAAGACTTCATGTAATGGTAAAGAGAGTATAGCTTATAGAATAACTATTCATAGCGAATTTTATGATGAGTTTCTAGAAATAATACCCATGAGGATTGAAAGAAAATGTATTCCTAGCAATTCTCAACGGAATAACTACAGTAATAAATTACCTTTTAGTAATTTTGCTAAAGAACTTTATGATAAGCTTTCTTGGAAAGAGAAAGGTAAGTTTAGAAAAACCTATGGTAGAGTTATAAGTACACAGGTAAGTCATCATAATAGATTAACTTTAACTGCTTTTAATTGCTTAGTAGAATTCTTAGGCTCTAATAATGATAAAGCTACAGAATTACTAAATATTTCTAGTAATTGTTATTGGGATAAAATAGATAAGATAGAAATCTTAGATAAATACCCATGTTATGATATGGAGATACCTAAGTATCATAATTACCTATCTAATGGATTCATATCTCATAACACACTTATTATGACGTCTTTATATTTATCATATAAGAAACAGTTAAAGACTTTGTTAATAACTAATGATTCCGATTGGTTAAATCAGGCTAGAGAAGAATTTAAGCAATATCTTCCGGGAGAGGATATCACTTTTGTTCAAGGCAAAGTTTTAAACTGGTCTAATTTTACTATAGGTATGGTCCAATCTATTTCAAGGAACATGAGATTCTATCAGAAAGAATTATCTCAAATAGATATGGTACTTGTAGATGAGGCAGATCAAGGGGGCAGTAAGCAATATCAGAATGTAATCACTCGGTTATTTAATACCAGAATCCGTATAGGGTTATCTGGTACCATTTATATGAGTAAGCTTGCAAAGGATAAGGTTAAGAATATGAACCTTGAATGTTTCTTTGGTGAAGTGATTGCAGAATTTAAACTCAAGGATTCTATTAAGAAAGGTTACTCAACTAATACTGTAGTAAAGATAGTACCAGGTAAACCTTGGTATGGTAATTGGGAATCCGATTGTATATCCTATAAGGAGATATATGATGATTCTATTACCGAAAATAAAAGGGCTTGGTTAATGGCTTATAATCGATTACAATGGAATCTTAATCAAGGTAGATTTCCTGCTCTCGTAGTATGTAAGCATATTGCACATTGTGAAAATCTATATAAATTCTTTAAAAAGAAACTGGGCGATGCCTATAATATTGCCTATGTTCATGTTAATACTAAATCTAAATTAAGACAACAAATAATGAAGGATTTTAGGGAAGGTAAAATAGATATCCTGGTATCAACTACCATCATTGCTCGAGGTAAAAACTTTCCTAAGCTTAGGTATTTGCTTAATGCAGCAAGTATGGATAGCCAAGAAAAATCGATTCAATTCCTTGGTCGTTTGGTAAGAACCGATAAATCGAAAAAGAAAGTGTACCTTGATGACCTTCATTATCCTGGAGATTATTTAGATAGGCATGGTAAGCATCGGAAGCAATATTATCAGAGACAAGAATTGAAAGTAATATTGTTAGATAAGCTTTGGAAGAATCATCCTAACCATAGCCTTAGTCAAAATTAACTAGAAGTACTATGAGTATTTACTTTTTCTCCGAAGGAGGAAAAGAAGATTACAATTAAAAGCATAGAGGCATATACCTATAAATAATACATTATGAAGATTACAATAACACTAATAACAATTGCTTTATTCATAATCCTAATATTTATTCTCAAGTTTACGAATAAAGAACCTTACGATTATACATGTCACAATTGCGGTAAGAGATTCCGAAAGAAAGATTTAAAAGATCTCAGAGGATCTTGGCATTTGAAAGATTGGACTTGTCCTCATTGCAAATATCAAAATATAACAGTAATAACCAGCTATAAGCCATGAATGATAAACTTATATGTATCAAGGATGAGGATGATCCCAAATTAATTGATCTCCTTTCAGATGGATGGAAGATAATTCAAATCTCTGCTGCTGGCATTTATTGCTGGGTACTTTTAAGAAAACCTTTAAATCTATAGCCATGATAATCACAATAATAATTTTAGTTATACTAGCTCCAATCCTATATATTTTATTATTCAGCAACAAATACGATGAGAATGATGAAGAGTATTAAACAATTATTTAAGGTTTCCATTATGGATGAGAAGAACACTATAGATCAGGTATTCAATAATACGGATCTGATCTGGATATCTGATATCAGACGTAATCGGGATAGTCCCGATTCTTGCGATTATTATTTTATAATCAAGTACTCTAAGGACCTCTCTTTCAAGTTTATTCAAGAAGGTTCTACTAAGAAAGATCCTGTACAGTTAATAAATCTCCGTCAACTATTTATAAATACAATCGGACATAGTTATCTCTCTCTTTGTAAGAGAGATACCAAAGATATAATTATTCGAACTTTATAAATTTTCAGAGAAGAATGGCAAAGAAGAAACAAAAGCTACCAGATCTTTCCAAACAAGACATCCTTACTCCCATAGATTTGAGTACTATGGGAACTAACGGAGATCCCTGCTTTGGTATTGGGTATGATCTATCAACTAAAGAATGTAAGCTATGCGGAGATTCAGAACTATGTGCATTCAAGATGTCCCAGAACTTGAACATTACAAGGAAAGAGTTAGAACAGAAGAATCAATACAAAGATTTGGATGTATTAGAAGACACGGTTGGTATCAAGAAGTACATCCGAGGCTTGATTCGGAAAGGGAAAGACAGAAAAGAGATTATTACAAAAACTGTTGAGAAATTCGAAGTACCAAGAAAACGTATTAGAGAACTTTATAAAGAATGTATTAAATGATGAAACCAATAGAGATGATATGGGCTATGTTCAAGGTATACCTTAATAACCCAAACTATTTTGTAAAGCAAGAGGATGTACTTGCTAACCTATGTATGAAAGGATCAGTAGATGTATTAAAGATGTGTAATTCACTGGGAGTACACGTTTCTAGACCCGAGAAATTAACCTTTGGACAACTCTTACGTAAATGTAATATATTATGAACAGATTTAGATTTATCAAAGTAAGGGAGGTAGTATCTCCCAACAGAGCAAACCCAAATGATGCTGGGTTAGATTTTTATGTACCAACCAATTTGACTTCAGAGGATATTCATTCTAAGAATGAATCCGATAGGGAGGGATATGGTTTGGATATTCCTTTTAGTGAAAATTTTGTAAGGTATATAGCTTTACAACCTGGTCATAGAATACTTATTCCATCGGGGATCAAGGTATTACTAGAACCCCCCACATCGATGTTAATGGCAGCAAATAAATCCGGTATAGCTACTAAGAAAGGTTTATTATTTACTGCTGAGATAGTAGATTCTCCCTATGTGGGTGAAATACATATCGGAGTATATAATACTTCTCAAGAAACTCAGATTATTGAGGCTGGTCAAAAGCTAGTACAATTTATTCATGTACCAGTTTATATTACTGAACCCGAGGAAATTCAGCAAGAGGAATTCTATTCAGAATCTCAAATGTGGGGAAGTAGAGGAGATAAAGGATTTGGTTCATCTCAAATTAAATAACAGTGGACATAAGGAACATAAATGAACAAGTACCTCAGGTAGAAGAAACTGAGGCACAGATACTACAAGAAATGTATGACCTTGGGTTAGAACAATTCTTTGGATATAAGCCCATAGAAAAGCTACCAGATTACCCATTAGATATAAATAACCCAAAGAACCAAGTTATCCTCAAGGATTTCATTGGTAGGGTTATAGAAGAATTAACCGAAGGATTTGAATCTACCGATGAAGTAGTATCCATCTATCGAGATTATGGATGGAATAATGATTGTTTAACTTCAGAAGAATATACTCAGGTATTAAACCATCTAGCAAATGCCAATGAAGAACAGGCAGATGCTTTGGGATTCTTCTTTACTTTGCTTCTGTATTCTAATATATTGCCAGAGGATATATTAAAATATAAAGATGCAAAGAGTTTATTTGAGGTAATGGCAATCGGAGTTAAAGAAATACTTATCAAGTACCCAGATCATCGAAGTGTAAGGAAATATCCTATACTAAGTTCAACAGATTGGGCAAAAGAAGATAGAGCAGAATATGATAAGATAGTTTCTTATACTCCAGGTTTCAATGAAATGAGTGAAATATCTCATGAAAACGAGAAGTTATATTTATGGGAGGTAATATATGAACTAAATAAGGCAAGGAATTTCCTTAAATGTAGACCTTGGAAACAAACCCAAGTAATGACTAAGGAAATAGATTTTCAGGAATCCTTAGTAAAATCATTCTATCTATATATGGGATTTTTAGCTATGAATGGATTTACTCCTTGCGGCTTATTTAGTTTATTCTTTAAAAAACAACGTCTCAATTTATGGAGACAAAAAACTAATTACTAGCATGTCAGGTTGGAACCGTAAACTAAAAGGTCTTCAAACCAATACTGAGGAGTCCTTACATTCATTGGAATTTGCTACTTCACAAGAGGCATGGGAAAAACTCAATGAGGGTTTCCTAAGATTAGATCCTATACTTTTTGAAAAAGGGTCTACTGCTAACAGTGGAGTAGCAGTAGTGTATAATGTATTTATAAAGATACGAAAAGCATGGGTAGATCCAGAATTTGATTATGGGAGATGTTTTAATTACAAAGAAACTAAGTGGACTAGCTTATTGAATAACTACATAGACTTTAATAAGCTTGACTTGATGCGCAGTAAACTGAGAGTACTGAAAAACAAGTATAATCAGAATTACAATGTAACTTATATGTTTAACAATCATCATGATAATGGTAAACAATGTCTGATAGCTGCTACATTCTCAAAACGGTTTGGGGAAGATATACCGGTAATAACTATGGTAATACGAGCTTCCGAGATTACGAAGAGACTAATCTTCGATTTCCTCTTAATCCAGCGTATGTCAGAATATGTATACGGACCAGATCAGTCGGTACAAATCAACCTATTCGCAACTCAAATGTACGGAAATGTGGAGACACTTCTAATGTATCATACCCATAAACCTTTGAAGAAAGTACTTAAGGGTACTGATAAAGAAAACCCTTGGATCAAAAGGTTAAAGGAAATCTTCGATAAATTTCAGAATGGTACAGAGAAAGAATTCTCTTCATTCAAGGTATTCTTTAGAAGTTTTAAAGTGCTTCGACCAGATTTATATGAGGAAACATATAAATTAATGAAAGCAAAAGAATTACTTCTTGAATATGAAGACATAGAATATCCAGAGAATGTAATTTCTTACTCTCAACGTAAAGCATATAAGAAAAAACTTTTAAAACAACAAAAGAAATGAGGATTTATTCGAACAGTTTTGAGTTAATGTCAGAAATGGGCAGAGAGCTCAACAGTTATGGTCAAATTGTGAAACCAAAGACCTATCAGAATAAGGTAATCGAAGGTAATGAGGATTTTATAACAAAAGAACTCATTTGCCAACAATATTGCTTAACTTCACTTGGAGATCCCGTATGGTTATTTGTATTCTCTCATTCAAAAGAATGGGCAGATGCTGAGTTCCAAGAAAGGATTGATACCTCTGATATAATTAATCCAGGTAAAGCTTGGGAATTAAGAAAAGATTTATGGGAACAGTTCTTGGTAAATGGTAAATTTGATTATACCTATAATGAGAGAATCATCCATGTTATTAAACCATTGATAAGATTACTGAATGACGATAATGACACTCGTAAAGCAGTATTACCAATATTCAATGGTGATATGGACGGATTAGATACCGATTGGTATGATGGTAGTAGACGTATACCCTGCTCTATGTATTATGACTTCCTTATCCGTCAGAATGGTAAAGGAGAAAAGGTATTACACATTTGCTATCACCAAAGAAGTTCAGATTTTGCCCAACATTTCGGTAATGATCTATATTTAGCTTGGAGATTAATGGAATATGTAGCCAAAGAAGTAGGAGTAAAGCCTGGTTATCTATATCATACCATAGATTCATTGCATATATACAAAAAAGATTGGCATTTCTTATCTTGTAATTTAGAGGATTTGAAAGATGAATACTAATAATGAGGGATGTATCTACTACTGGTAGGTATGTCCCTTTTTCTATTTAAAATATGGAGACACGGTATCATATTATAAAGAATAAGAAAGAACTTAAGAAACTTATTGCTTGTTGTAAAGCAACTGGTTATGCTTGCTGCGACTACGAATCAAATGCAGAACCAATATACAATAAGAATTTTAAGCCAACTATACTCTCAGTATCCTGGATGCCAGGGTTTGGTGCTTCCATTCCTTTAGACCATTCCGAAACGAAAGATTATACTTCATCAGGTTGGAATTGGAAAAAGATGCTAAGGAAATTTGGGGAAGAGGTAATTGAGAATTATGACATTGTAAAAGTTGCATGGAACTGGAAGTTTGATGACCAGATTAATCAAAAGTATCATATCTATTATAGAGGTACATGCTTAGATGGTATGCTTGCTAAATACTTACTAAATGAGGAAAAACCAAATGATCTAAAATCAATGGTAAGAAGGTATTTGCCTGAGTATGGTAATTATGAAAAGCAAGATGCCTTCGATAAGATACCTTGGGATCAAAAAGAATTAGACCCACTTTGCCATTATGGATGTCAAGATGCAGATTATACTCTTAGATTAATGATATTCTTTGAGAAGAAGTTAATTGATTTGGGTTTATACAGTACTTTTAGAAATCTAATAATGTCTGCATCAAGGGTACTCACTTCAGTAGAGAAGAATGGTTTATATCTAGATAGAGAGTTCAATAATCAACTACTGGAAACATATAAACCAAAAATAGATGCTGCTAGACAAGTCATATATGATTTGCCAAGAGTAAAGAAATTCGAAAAGAAGTATAACCAAGAAAAGATTGATAAGTATATTCAATCTATCGAATCAGAACTTGAAGAGTTAGATTATAATGATCCAAAAGATAAACGGAAGATTGCATCAAGGGAACAGAAAATCTCAAATATCAAGGCAGGCATATTCACAACTAAAAAAGAACAAGAACTTATAAGACCCATTAATTTGGGTAGTCCCATTGATTTACCTGCATTGATGTATTCAGAAAGGGGTTTTCATTTTGATGTGATTAAGAATAATGAATCTGGTAAACCAAGCACCGATGAAGAGACTTTAACTAATTTAAGGTTAACAGTTAAAAACTCAGATTCACCAAAGGCCATCTTCCTTGATAGACTTCTTGAATTACGAGGGTTAGAGAAGATGTACACTGGGTTTATAAAAGGGTGGTCAAATGAAGTACAGGATGATAGCAGATTACATGGTCGGTTTAATATTCATGGCTGTGTAACTGGAGAGACAAAGTTAATCCTAAAGTCAGGTTTTGTATCTATAAAAAATATATCTCCAGATTCAATCGGTATAAAGAATATTGAGGATAAAGATTTATGGATATTAACCCATAAGGGGACTTGGGAAAAGATTACTCATTCTATTAATAAGGGCGAGCAGAAAACTTATAAATTAAGTACTTCTAGTGGGAAAGTAATTAAGTGTACTAAAGAACATAAATTACTCACTCCTTTTGGTATGAAGAGAGTAAGTTATATCCTCAGAAATTCTTTACCTATTATTACTTATGATACTACCGATTTAGTAGAGAATTTAACAGAAACTTCTAAAGAGTACCAAGTCGGAAAGAAACCATCAGAGATTCTATTTAGAGAAATTCCTGGTTTACCTGGTTATTTAGCTTCTTCGGATGGAGATATTTTTTCTATAAAAACTACTAGTGGGTATTTAGATTATAATAATCCACATGAATTACATAAAACCTTAAATAATCAGGGTAGGTATATGGTTTCTATTAATAAGAAACCCACTCAAGTATCAAGGCTTGTATATATGGCTTTTAATAATACTTCTGAAATACCTATGAATTTAGTAGTAGACCATGTAGATGGGAATAAGACGAATAACAGACCAGGTAATTTACAACTCATTACTCAACAAGCTAATATTAAAAAGAGGATTCACCAGAATATAAGTTTAAATTTTCATAAGCCTAATAGTAAATTAGACTTGTATGAAGTAGGGAAGATTAAGTATGATCTTTTGAGTTTACCTCAAGTTGAGGTAATGAGAAAATATTCTATTACTAGAAATCGAGTTAGTAATATAGCTTTAGGAAAGAGTTGGGGAAATGTAAAAATAGAATATATAACTGAGTGTAAATATATAGGCTTAAAAACCATCTATGATTTATCAGTAAATTGTAATCATAGCTATATTATAAAAACTGGTATCATAAGCTCTAATACTACTTCAGGGAGACTATCTTCATCATCCCCTAATGCTCAACAAATCCCCAAGACATCAGTAGATCCCAATATTAAATTACAATTAAAAGCCCCAAAAGGTACTTTATATATTGCTAGTGACTTTAGTCAGGCAGAATTAAGAATCATGGCTCATTTATCTGGAGATGAAACTTACTTGAATGCTTTTAATTCTGGTCAGGACCCCCATTTGGCAATTGCTGCTACTAAATATCATGTATCTTATGATGAAGCTTTAAAAATATATGAAGATGAAAATCATCCAGAACATAAGATATGGAAGGTAAGGAGAAAGCAAGCTAAACAAATTGCATTTGGACTTATCTATGGTATTGGTGCTAAACTTCTAGCAGTAAAATTATCAGACCCAAAATCTGGTATTATAGTTACTCCAGAAGAAGCTCAAAAGGAAATGGACATATTCTTTAGTCAACACCCTAAGTTAAAGACTTTCTTAAAGAAACAAGAGAAATTCCTTAGAAAAAATGGTTACTTAGTATCTCTATTTGGTAGGAAAAGAAGATTACCTCAAATTTATTCTTCTGATAGGGGAGAAGAAGCTTATGCTTTACGACTAGCATTAAATTTTCCTTGCTTATTACCATCATCTCAGGCTCTTAGTAAAACTAAGGGATGGGTAAATTATGAAGATTTAAAAGTTGGTGATGAGATATTGGCATTTAATCGGGACATAGGAGAATCAGAATGGCAAAAGGTTGAAAGGGTAAATGTATTTGATTATGATGGAGATATGATTAGGTTAAAGACTAAGCATCTTGATGTATTATCTACTCCCGATCATAGATGGGTAGTTACTAAGCCGAATAAAATTTCTAAGTTGAATAAAACTGAAGTATTAACATCTGATGAGTTATATAATTCTGATAAACCCTATGCTATTCCAATAAGAGCTCCACATAATAATCAAGTAAAAGCTAGATATTCAGATGTTTATGTTGCTTTTTTAGGTTGGTATCTTACTGATGGCTATTTGAAGAATGGCAATATAGTAAGAATATGTCAGAGTAATACTGCAAATCCTCACAAGGTAGATATTATTGATTCTATTATGGAAGAATTAGGTGTGGAATTCTCCCGTAGAGAAAAGAATCAAGTAATATGGGAAATAAGAGACCCAGAATTTGTTTATAAGCTCAATAGATTAGTTCCTGAACGTAAGCTAAATATGAAATTATTAACCAGATTAACTAATCCTCAATTAAGTATCCTATTAGAAAATATGAGATTGGGAGATGGTTGGTCGATATGGGCAACTGGAGATAAAACTCAAGGAGAATTACTTCAGGCTTTAGTTGTACTCTGCAATAATACTTCAAGTATGTATGAATTATCCCATGAAGGTGACCTATCTTATTTTAAAGATAAGAAACCAAGTAAATACGGCCAAGAGTTTGTACGGGCTATTAAAACTGGTTATGGAGTAAAATTTTCTAATTTTAGGAAATCAGTAAACACTAAGAATACTTACAATTCAGAAAATAATCTGACGAAAGAGAAATACGTAGGTAAAGTATGGTGTCCTACTGTAAAATCGGGAGCTTTCTTTACAAGAGTAATCGGTGAAGATAAACGATATAGAACTTTAATTACTGGCAATTGCCAGTCTGCAGCTTCAGATATGTGTCTGTTTGGTAGTATTTTAATTTATTATCTCATGAGACAAGGGAAATTACCTCCAACTAAATCTGTATGCTTAGTTCATGATGCTAATTATCAGATTACTAAGCCAGAGAATATAAATATCTGGAGTATTTATGAAATGTGGCAAATTTATAGAAATCCCTTAACTAAGCCATACTTTGGTTTTCAAATAGATGATGTTACCATGGATATGGATTTTGTTATTGGTAGGTCAATGGCAGAAGAATTACCTTTTATTCCAGGTTATGATTATAGGAAAATGCTAGAACCAGATTTCTCAGTAGAGGAATATATGGAAGAGCATAAGAAGTATAAGCATATACCAATTTCAGAGTATAAGAAACGTTTTAATAAACAAATGAAGCAATATGAAAAAGATTTTGAACGGTCCCACAATATGGAGGGCTAAATGCCCAGTATGTGATTGTGAATTTGAGTATGACACTAGTGAAACTTTTAGAGTTTACGATAAATCAAATAGGGATATTTATAAGGTAGTACAATGCCCAAATTGTAAAACTAATTTAAAGCATTCGGATTCAGTATCTACCATTACAGAAGCGAAAAGAGAAGATACTATGTCTACATAAATAAATTAAATTTATGAGATTATGGCAACAGAAGAAGAGTTTAAAAAAGCAAGCCAATTAACTGCACTTACTTATATGGTAGCAGGATGCTTAAATTATTCCATAGAGAACTTGAATAAATATCTAGATGACAAGAATTTACATATAAGTGGACCAGAGAAGATGTTATTCAATCGTATAAAATCCCAAATATCCCAACTTCAATCAAACCTTTATACCTTAGAGGGTATGGCTTTTAAGGTAATGGCAAAAGACGAAGAGGGTAAATTAGCTTATGAAGATGCTACTCATATTTATTGGGCAGCATTTTTATTATTATTAGATAGGGGAGGTACTGATTCTTTATGCGATCTGAGATTAATGGCCTTGGTAGATAAACTGAGTATCTATAAATCTATTCTTAAGTTGCCAGGTATGAAATTAGCTTATCAAGCAGCTTTTGCTCAAGTTACTAAAGCAATCAGTAAAGGTAAATTTAGTAAAGAAGACTTTAAAGACCTATTGGAAGTTTATGAAGACAGAACTGAAAAAACTGAAGGTTAAGTTTGAAGGTAAAACCATCGAAATAGATATTCAAAAGGAATTATCTATTAATGAAAATATAATCAATTCTCAGCTACGAGAGTCTCCTTCTAGTTATTATGTACTTTGTTCTCTTAGAGATAAATATATAAAAGAAAGGGATGCACTAGCAAGGGAAAAAGACGAAGCATATTCTGCTGCTTGGGTTTATATAAAGGATTCGAATGAGAGATTTAACAATGATTATGTATCTCATAAGGCAAATATAAATCCGAAATATAAATCACTATATCAAAGGTATTTGAAAGCTGTAGAGAAATCAAATAAGTTCATAGCTATATGTAGAGCTTATGAGTCACGAGAAAATATACTTCGTACTATTAATGCCAATCTTAGAAAAGGATAGAGATAACTATATTCAATTACATAACTAATTAATTAACATACAATTATGATTTACTCACTAAACTTCATTTCAACTATGGTAGCAGAGCTTTTTAATAAAACTCTACCTGGTTTACCAACAGAAAATCGGGTTTTGATATTATCTCCGAAAGATATTAACACAACCAAGTCCGGTATAATTATACCCGGAACTGTTTCTGAGGGAGTTCCCAGAAAGGGAGTAGTAGTTAAAAGAGGTACTATAACTGAAGAATATAAAACTTATACCGATCTTACGGAGGTTGGTAGAGTAGTTACTTACGGTATGTATGCTGGTAAAGAATTGGAATTTGAGATCAGACCGGATTGGCCAGAATCTGTAAAGAATATTCTAGAAAAGAATATCGTTACAGTGTTAAGTTTGAATGAGATCATCTATTCAGAGGCTAACAACAATTAAATTTTAAATATTATGGTAAAAGACAAAAAGAAAAAGCTTTCTTCAGAGGGTAGTTCTACTCGAGATAAGATGCTTGCAAGAAAGAAGAAATTAGAATCCAGAGGAAACGGAGGGGGATTAGTATATCCCAAAGAGGGAACACTTAGAATGAGAATTAAATCTCCAGGTGATGACCAAGAATTGGGTATAGAAATTGTTCAATTCTATTTGGGAGGAGATCTTGGAGGAGTAATATCTCCAGCTACTTTTGATGAACCATGCCCTTTCATGGAAAAATACCAGGAATTGAAAAGTTCTAAGGATGACGATGATAAGAACCTTGCTAAATTGATAGTACCTCGTAGAAGATATGTTATTGGCGGAATCGTTTATGACGATGAGAAAGGTACTAAAGTTGGATATGAAGGTAAGGATAAGGGAGTATTAGTACCATCATCTGTATATCAGGATATTATTGACCTTTACCTCGATGAAGACGAGGCCGGTGATATGACTGATTATAAAACTGGATATGATATTAAGATCAAGAGATCTGGTTCTGGTAAATTTGATACCACTTATTCTGCTACTCAGTGCAAACCTACTAAATTGGACAAGAAGTATCAGGGTCAATTGGATTTGGAATCCATAGTTCGTTCTCAAATTAAGTCCTATGAAGAACTAGAAGAGATTTTGGCAAAATTCTTAAAAGAAGATCATGGTGATGATGAGGACGAAGAACCAAAGAAAAAGAAGAAAAAGGGAATCCATAAGGATCACTATATGGAAGACGAAGAACCAAAGAAAAAGAAAAGAAAATATCGTTCAGATATCTAATTGGTGTTAGTAATTCATGTTTGTTGTTGGGTAGAGAGGGTAATTAGATTCATTCGGTTATCCTCTCTTTTTATTTAAATACTTTACATTATGGCTAAGAAATCTAAGGTAGGCTTAAAGGTACCTACAAAAAATGAGATATTAAAAAAATATGGTGGGATGATGAGATTAGCTTCAGAAACTGTAGAATCTAATCTTTGGTTGCCTTCTACTTTCTTCTCTCTGAATTATACTTTTGGTGGAGGTATCCCATTTGGTAAAATCCTGGAGGTAGCCGGAGAAGAATCCTCTGGAAAATCCCTAATAGCTTATAATTTTGCCTATGCTTGTCAACAACTGGGCGGTCATGTAATATGGGTAGATGCTGAACAATCTTGGATGAACTCTTGGGCAGAAACTAATGGAGTAGATCCAGAAAAAGTTACAGTATTGAATGATACTCGTATAGAATATATATCTGATGCTGTAGCAGACTTAGCAATTTATTTGCGTTCACAATTAACTCATAATGAGCCGATTCTCTTAGTGATAGATTCTATTGCTGCTATGGACTGTGCAGATAACATAGATTCTAAAATGGTAGAGGGTAAAGCAGAAATGGGGGGTAGAGCTAAGGCATTATATAAATACTTCCGTATCAGAAGCGAGTTATTCTATAAACTGGGAGTTACACAGATTTATATCAACCAATTAAGAACTGCTCTAAATGTAGGATTTGGAAAAGATAATACAACCACTACCGGTGGGGCTGCTCTTAAATTCTATGCTTCAATTAGAGCTGCTTTTTATTCAGGTAGAAGCATTACAGTAAAACAAAAGGGGAAGGAAAGGAAAGCTGGGAAGTTAGTTACTATTCGGCTTATTAAAAATAAAGTTGCTCCTCCAAGACCCACTATCAGTAAATGCCCAGTTTATTTTAATCCTAAGTTCCATGAAGTAGGGTTTGATAGATGTTATGCCCTTGAGGATGTATTGGTAGAAAATGACATTATCGAAAAATCCTCAGGTGGAGTATATAAGTTTAAAGGGAAAACCCTTACAAGAGGAGAAGAGAAATTTCAAAAACTATTGGAAGAAGATGATGAACTTCGTCGTAAATTACTTCGTAAAGCTGAAATTAATACCATAGGTACCACTAGAAAGAAGATAGTAGCATTGACTACTAATTTATATTCAGTAGATGGGGTAGAATATGAATCCTATAATGATTCAGAGGGCGAGGAGGAAGAGGATGAATAAAGAAGAAATAGAGAAGATTATCAAGGAATATCTTAAAGAGAATCTAAGATTAGAGACAAGGTTAGAATACTTAGATGAATATAGTAATCCAGAGAACTATATGGATGTTTACCTTGGTGACGAGAAAATACAGGAAGTTTCACTTAATTAGATTTTAGATGATAATGAAAACAAGCAATAATACTAATCAAGTTGGAGGTAACCATTACCAATTTGAGATTGAACCAGTACATTTAATGGTAAAGTATAACCTTAATTGGTTTCAGGGAGAAATATTAAAATACGTATCCAGACATACCAATAAGAATGGTAAACAAGATTTAGAAAAAGCCCTACATATATGTGATATGGCAATAGACTTAAAACCGGCCATTGTTTCAAAAGTATCTTTATTAGAGAACGGAGAAGAATACTTTGAGACTTATATATCTCAGATGAGTATTTTGGATATGTTTAGAGGTTTAGATAGATCTATCTGGACTTATCAAAATGGTTTTGTAAAAGCTATAAAATATCTCCTATTAGGAGATTGGGTAAAATGTAGAGAAGCTATCTTTATTTTAAAAATGAGTTTCTATGAATAAGAAAAAAACTGTACTACTTATAGATGGTGAAAACATCTTGCATCAAAGTTTTCACAAGTTCGAGAAGCTGAAATCTACTGACGGTAAACCAAGTGGAGCAATATTTGGATTTTTCAAATCACTACACATGTATCTTACAAGGTTTGAATCAGACGAGGTTTATATTTCATTTGATAATGGGCATTCTCCAGTAAGGATGAAATTATTACCTAACTATAAGGGGCATCGGAAAAATATCTCAGTTGATTATGAATCTTTGCAAAGTCAAAAGGCAATCATAATGAAAATGCTGGGTATGCTAAGAATAAATTATATATTCGATAAGAATAATAATACTCTATATGAGGGAGATGATTTCTTAGCATACCTTGCAATCAAAAAATTCCAATCAGAAAAGATAATATTGATTTCTTCGGACAAGGATTTTAATCAGCTATTGAATAAGAATCTTCGAATATATAACCCAAGAAAAGATGAGATAATTCGATTAGAGAATTGTAAAGATCTATTTGGATATCATGCTAATGAGACTGTAGAATATCTAGCAATGGTTGGGGATATTTCCGATGATATTTCTGGATTTCCAGGTATAGGACCAGTGAAGGCAAGAAAAATCCTTGATGAGGGTAGAATTGAGAAATTTATTGCTCAAAGCAAGAATAAAGAGTATCTGAAGATATGGAGAAGAAATGAACAGTTAATAGACCTTTTCTGGTTCGTAAGGAATATTCCATTAGAGAAATTACCCCTTAAATCGAAAAAGAAGTTTAAGTATGATAAGTTTAAAAAGGTATGTATAGAATACTCTTTATCTTCATTCTTAACTGACCAATTTATTCAACCTTTTAAAGAATTATACCATGAGTAAGAGAATTATGTTTGTAGGCCCATCAGGAATTGGCAAAACAACTTTAGCAAAGTATATATCTGAGAAATATGGATTACCCTTTATTTCTGGTAGTATGACAGATCTATTACCTGCTACTAGAGATTTATCCCATATAGAGATATTATCTTTGGGATCAGAAGCCATGTATAAATCTGATTTTCAATTATTGAATTTGAGGAACAAATTATTCAAGGATAAAGAGGAATTTGTTACTGATAGAAGTTATACCGATTTAGCTGCCTATTTTTGGTATAAACAATCGAAATCTCTCCCCGAATGTGAGATGGAACACTTTTTCTGTCAATGTCAAACATTAATGGAAATGCAATGTGATCTAGCTATATTTCTCCCTTTGAATCTAGACAATTATAGGGGATGGGATATAGAAGAGAATGGTAAAAGAATACTCAACAGGTACTTCCAGATTCAAATATCTTCCCTTATGAGTGAATTGCTTGCAAATTGGGAAGTACCTACTGTATGTCTATCAAGTTTGGATTTGGAAGAAAGAAAAGAACAAATCGATTATCATCTTAATAGGGTATGGAGAAACAGAAACAAGTAATAGCAATAGTATTCTCAGATTTGCATTTGAATATCTATGCTAAATTTAATGAGGATAATGAAAGAACCCTGAATCATTTCAGGGTTTTGTCGACTATACTGGGTTTATGTAAGAAGTATAATTGCCCAGCTTTATTTTGTGGAGATCTATTTCATAGGGCAGAATCTATGGATCAAGAATTATATGAGATATGTTACAGGGAATTTAATAAACTGGGTAATCTGAATATTTTAGCTATCTCCGGGAATCATGATATCAAGAAAGTAAGTAAGATTGGTATGCCACCTTTTAGTTGGCTTTATTTAGTAGAAAGGTATGGGTTAAAGATACTAGATTATGGGAAAACACCCTTATCTCTAACTCATAGGGATATTATGGTATATGGTTTACCCTATATAGATAATAATATCGGTTTAAGTGATCATCTAAAGAAGATTGAATTAGATAAACATAAAAAGAATATTCTTTTACTACACACTGATTATCCTGGTGCTAAGGATACGGATGGGAGAGAAATAAATTCAGTAGAAAATCTGAATGTGAATAGCCTGAATAAATTTGATTTAGTATTATGTGGCCATATACATAAACCCCAAAGGTTATCAAAGAAGGTTTATATGATTGGGGCTCCTTTACAACAAAGGAGAACTGATAAAGATTGTAAACTTGGATACTGGAAACTTTATTCTGATCTTTCTATGAAGTTTGTAGAATTAAAGGGGTTTCCGAAATTTGTTGATGTAGAATCTGAAGATGAGATTAAAGATGATGGCAATTATTATACGGTATTACCTAAAAAATCTAGTATACCCGTAAATACTAACCATCAAATAACTAAGCAATTATCTAAAAAAGTACTAGCAAAAAGGTACCTAAAAGAAAAAGGTATTAAGGATGAGGTTAAAACTAAGCTACTAATCGAAACATTAAAAAAAGCCGAATCATGTTAACATTCACTACACTAAATGCCATAGGATTTTGTTCAATTGAAAATTTACACTTACAATTAAATACTAACTGTACAGTACTAATTAAAGCAACTAATGGTAAAGGGAAGAGTTCTATCTTATCTTCATTAGTATGGGCATTATATGGTAAAAATCTAAAGGGAGTATCCAATGTGAATACTTGGGAATCAGTTAGACCTAAGGATTATCTGGGAACTATGGTAGAACTCTATTTTCAGAAAGATTCTCATTTGTTTAAGATAATTCGATGTCAGAAATATAAGGGAATCCTTGAGGATGGAGCAAAGGGGAACGATAGGCTTATATTCCTAAAAGATAATGAGTTAGTAAATGTAAAGGGAAAGAACCAAATCCAGGATGAAATTTGTAAAGAAGTGGGATTATCCTATACTCTGTTCATGAATTCTATAATGTTTGGTCAGGGTATAAAAAGATTAATACAAGAATCGAATTCTGATAAGAAAAAGATATTCGAAGAAGTATTTGATTTAGAATTCTTAAATCTTGCAAAAGGAATTGCCCAACAAGATAAAAATAACCTAATATCAAGGGTAAATGAAATAGAACATCAATCAGCGTTACTTAAGAGAGAACTAGACACCAACAGGGAAGCTTACTTTGATTTAAGAGATAGGGAGAAGTCTTTTAAGAAAAAGATAAGGGATGAGAAAAGAGAACTCAAGCAAGATAGAGAGAAGTTAACTAAACTCCTAATCGAAAAAAAGAAACAGATTAAGGATGAGGTAGATACTTCTCTTCAAGTTAAAATTAAAAGGCAAAACCATCTGATCCTTGATCTGAGAGGTAAAATAAAAGATGCCAAGAATTTATCGAATGTACCACTTAAGAAAGTAATCAAGGAGTTAGTAATACAGTTAGAATCTGGTCACTACAAACGTGCATTACGAGATGCTAAATCAATATATAAGGCATTCTCTGACCTTGATAAATACGATAAAGAATATCATGAGGCTTTAGAAAGATTAGAAGAACTTAGTAATGTAAATGATAAGTATAAGAAATTAAAATCTGATTGTGATGATATTGCTTCTGATATTGCTTCTATTGATGAAGATCTAGCTAAGCTCAAACAGGAAAAACTTAAGGTCATGTCTCCCAAATATAAACAAAAGCTTAAGGATATTAGGAAAAAACTACGTAAAGTTGATGAGGATTTTCACAATAAAGAATTAGAGTTAGAGAACTATAATTGGTTGATAGATGATCCTCTCGGTAATAATGGTATAAAAGCTTACTTATTTGATTCTTCATTGGATAGGTTAAATTCTACCTTAGAAAGATATGCTCAGGTATTAGGCTTTAGAATAGAATTTACTATTGATCTGGGAACTGCTAGAAAGGATTTTGTTACTCTAATAGAAAGAGATGGGCAAATTATTGATTATGATGAACTATCAGGCGGCGAGAAACAGATTTGTAATATAGCAATGGCTTTTGCCATGAATGAAGCTCTTACTGCATCTAAAGGCATTAACCTTGCCTTCCTTGATGAAGTATTTGAATCACTTAGCTCTGATAATATAGAAGTAGTAATCTCTCTTATACGGCATACATTCTCGGATAAAACCCTTTTCTTAATCACCCACCATGATTCATTACCATTAGGTAATACTAAAATACTGCAAGTTGAAAAAGTCAATGGCCTAAGTAGGTATCAATTACTATAAGGATATATAATCCTTAAAACAAGACAATGAACTTATGGCAAATAGTAAAAAGAAGGGCTCAAGATTTGAACTCAAAGTCTCAAAATGGTTTACTAAATGGACTTCTTTCAGATTCGGCAGAACACCTTATTCTGGTGCAAATCATCAGAGTAGGGATCTGTCTTCAGACGTTATGTGTCAGGATGAGAGACATGCCCACAGGTGTAAAATATCTGTAGAATGTAAAAACTACAAAGAGATTAAATTCGAACACATTCTCTTAGGTAATAAGGGGTGTGATATATTGAAATTCTGGGAACAAGCTTCTAAAGATGCTAAAAGAGCAAATAAAGTTCCTATATTATGTATGAGATATAACTCAATGCCTTCAGAAGAATTTTTCTTTGTAGTGGGAAAGAAGTTATCCTCTGTATTCTATAAACCTCTATTCGATAAGGCTCCTATTATGGTGATTGATGTACCAAAAATGGGCGAAATTCTTTATGTATTCATGGCTAGTGATATATTGAAGAATGTAAGCTATAAGCTAGTACATAAACAAGCTAAGTTAATCCTTAAAAAATCTTAAATATGAAAAAACATACCCCTTATGTATACTGTATATTTTATATTGAGAAGAAATACTGCTCTCGGATCAATGATGAATTGAAAGAGAAGGGGTATAAAAATATAAAAGCCATTATCCCAATGGTAAACGTGTTAAAGAAAACTCATAAAGGTAAAATGCAATTTGAGGAAATCCCCATCTTATTTAATTATGGCTTTATTAAAATGCCCAGTGAGTTTGCTTATTCTAGACCTTTTCTGAATAAACTGAAGAGAAGTATTTCTGGTATAAGAACCTGGCTAAAGGCCACAGAAACTTTACATCCGAGAAAGAAAAAGGTTAGGATAGATAACTCTGAAGATTTTGATGATTTCTCATTAGTAGCTACATGTTCAAGAAAAGATGTCAGAAGGTTTAAGAAGCTGGCAAAAGAGAATAAGAAATACTCAGTTGAGGATATGATGAACATACATCCTGGAGATTACTTAGTATTAAAAGGGTATCCTTATGAGGGAGTAGATGCTACGGTATTGGATGTAGATTATAACAATAAGTTAGTGAAGCTATTGTTATACCCAGAATGCGGTAGGATGGAATTGAAATTGCCCTTTGATAACGTTTTGTATTCAGTATATCAAAACTGTGATCCAGATAAACTCTATGCTAATCAGCAAGAATTTGACCCAAATAAGATTACATCAGAAGCAATTGATAATATAATGGCGTATAGGAGAAATTGATATGAATGAATTTCAAAAGAAAGCATGGGACTGTTTAACCCAAAAAGAACAACAATCTCTGTTCCTTCAATTATCCGAAAATAAGTCATCTTGGGAAGCTGGTGAGATTTTAAAGTTGTCTCATTATAAGTATCTTGAAATCCGAGAAAGGTCTGAGAAGTTCTTTAGGCTTTTCTCGGATTTTTTTGAGAAAAGGACTTCTATATTCAGACCAGATTGCCCCTGTGAAAGGAATTTTCAAGATTATATAGAGGGATGCCTAGAAAAGAGATTAAAGAGAAGAGAAGCGGCTTTATATTCTGGTGATGCTGCTCAGATATTGCCCAAGGTGAATACTCATAATATAATGAGGAATATGAAAAGGTTAAGAGAATCAGAAGACTCCTGGGATCAGGATACTGTTAAGTTAATCTTTGAATATGATAGATGGAATAATTCTCGTATTCTTCCAAGAATGCTACAACAGCCATCTGCATTCAAAAGGAGATTGAATAAAAAGGATAAGATCTATATCAGATACCTTTTAAATAGAGTACCAGAATGGATGCACACTAAAGTAAAAGAAAGATTCCGATATAAAGTAAAACCTGGAAAGAAGAAATACTGGGTATGCTTAATATCTCAGGAATTATATACGGATGGTTATCTCTTACTCCCAGTAAGGCCTTTAGAGGAAGTAGTAAAAGAGTTTAGTAGATTTTACATGTATGTATTTGAAGAAAAAGATGATGCGGATACTTTTGGTTTTATGGTATCTAAATTCATGGATAAAACTGGAGATGTGAAATTAGGGCAAAAGTTTTGGCCAGAATATCGTTACTGTGTTCAAAAGGCAGTTAATTATAACCAGGTAAATAATATTGACTTTAACGTAAAGGTAATGGATGTTGCCTATAATGTTCATAAAACCAGAAAACCACGAAAACCCAAATCAACTGGTACCGAACGAGTGAATCTCCAGCTATTATATAAAAAATAGTGATATTAATTTTATATTTGAATTAATCTTTATATATTTGCATATCGAAAAAATTTAAAACACTTTTAAAGTATGGTAAAGAAGAAAAAAGATAAACCCGTTCCCTCTAAAGAGAAATCTAATTTTCTCGGAGCTGCAGGTAGGAATCAAACCTATCGGGACTTAAAAAGAAAGGCAGTTATATTGGGAATGCCTTTTCCTGATGCTTGTTCTGCTTCAGTATTCCAATTGATTAATTGGATAAATACTTCAGAAAAGAAACCAAACAAACATCTTATTAATGAATATGATGATTGGATGGATAGGCAACTAGAAACTGCAGGATTAGCAAAAGATGATCCCCTAAGAAGTTCAAAATTAAGACTTGGCTTTTTGGGAGAAGAAGGAGAAGATGGAAAAAGAAAAACAAGAAGAGTATCTGGAATAAAGAAACCCAGAGAAAAGAAACCACCCAGAGAAAGGGATGAATTTAACCTCATAAAGGGTACTAAAAAATCCTATGTATGGGAATTAACTTCAAAGGGGTACGAATTAGAGAGAATAATTCGAAGAATGAAAAAGAAATTCCCAGAAGCAAACGAGAAATCCATAAATCTTTGGTACCGTACTGCAAAAAGGAAATTGAATGGTAAAGATAAAGGAAAGTAGTAGGGAAGAGATAAAACCCGATCGGTATTATTTTTGGACTTGGAGACCAGATACTACCAATAAATATATAACCGAAAAGAAATTATATCGGAAGCATCTTACTTCTATCCCCTATTTTACTAGATCCCATATAAAGAGAACTCTGATTTACCTTTATGGAGTAGATGTTCTTCAATATATTCATATTATCTCAGGTAGGAAACTCCTAAGGCAAGGCATTAAGAAAGCCCAAGATATGAATGGGAAGAATCACTTTAAAGGAACTACAAAATTTTACTTTAAGGGTAAATTAGTAAAAGCTAGGAAGTTTATTATACCAGACGAATATAGGGTTGATAAACATAGAAGAAGACGATTCATGATACAGATGCACAGAGTTTTTCATTCTAAGGGTAAACAAGAATTTGATAAAAGGTATGCGAGAAAATTATATGGACAACGGCAAGGGATCTCTGCCCAAGCAATTAAACGAAAGAGAATACAGGTCCGTAATTCTATCTTACAGAATCTACAATAGATTACCTCAAAATGAGAAAGTAGAATTTGATCGGAACTTTCTTAATTACCCTCCCTTAATTGGGTCATTAGCCCTTTTCTTATGGAAATACTACCAAGGGAGGGTAAAGATGCAAAAGATACTTTTCATAAAAGCCCAGAGGGATCTATTAGATTTATTCGATAAGGCAAATACTAAATTTGTGGGGTATCTTCCAAAAGAAAGGTTTCTTAAGAAAGCTCTTTTATTTCAAGGCTTTGTATCTTTAGAAAAAGTTAAAATTCGAAAAGCTTATGCTTATATAATGACCAATCGGATGATAGAAAATCAAATATGGGTCTACCCAATTCGATTAGCTGATAACTATAAAACAATGAAAAAAGGGAAATACAAATTTTATACCGAATGCTTCGGAAAGGTTGGTATTCCCGGAATAACTAAAATTAAATATAGTTATGAATGATATACCTCAAATTTTTAAGAGAAAGTATTTTGACCCTTATCAAGGAAAAGTCTTTAAGATAGCTACTTATCAAGGAGATAAAATTCTTAGTAGTCAAGAAGTAAATATCACTTCTAAAGAACAGTTAAATACAGTTCTTGAAGATATAACACAATTTAATACTGCTCAGGAGGAATTATTAAACTCTGGATATGTTAAGCTTATAAAACGGAAACGATTAATCACAGTTTAATTAATTATATTATTAACCAACTTAAACATTACGAAAATGGCTAAGAAGAAAAAAGAAGTAGAACTGAAAGAAGTTTCTAGAACAGAAGTAAATGGTACAATTATTATCAAGTACGAAGATGGCTCAATCAAAATCATTCCGGCTCCGATTGCCTTGACTGCCGAGGAAGCAGAAGACCTTTTTGGTTCTGAATTAGAGGAAGAAGAGGAAGAGGAAGAAGAGGAAGAAGAGGAAGAGGAAGAAGATTTGACCGGTGATGCTCTTGCTGAAATGGACTTCGAAGAATTGGAAGAAGTTTGCGACGACAAAGATCTTGACACTGATCCTGATGATTTCGACGAAGACGAAATTGAAAAGCTTCGTAAGGCAATTGCCAAAGAATTGGGCCTCAAACTCCCTGCAAAGAAAGAAGCAAAGGGCAAAGGTAAGAAAGGTAAAAAATAAACCTTAAAAATTAAAAAGAAAATTTAGAGGTAGTAGGTATTTTCTGCTACCTCTTTAACTATTACATTTCGTAGAAGTTTTACTTATCATTATTAACTAATAATTTCAAACCTATTATGGCAACAAAATCAAAGAAAGAAGATCCGAAGAAAAAGGGTTCTAAAGAGAAAGATCCAGAAAAAGAAGCAAAACGTAAGGCAAGAATGGAAGCTTTGAAAAACCGTCCGGCTGAGCAACGTCCGAATAGCAAACAGATCGATGTTATTGCTATCGATGACAAGAGCAAGATAATGAATTACGGCTATGCAGTAAAGAACAAAGAAGGCTATCAGGGAGTAGTAGTTACTTCCGTTTTGGTTACGGATGATAAAGCAATCTCTACTTCAGTGACTTTTGTTCCGGGCAATTTCACGGTTAAGTCAAAGAAAGGCCACGGAGTTATCACTTCTCCCAAATCAAAGAAGGAGAAAGAGGATGACTCTGAAGAAGAATCAGAAGATTAATAATTGATCTGTCTGCATAAAGAGTTTAGTTCATAACACTAATTATTTTACATTTTGTTTTCACTTTTAAGCCAATTGCCTGGGATAGGTAGTTGGCTTTTATTTTATCTAAATATTGCTTCCCATGTTTATTTTATCTAAATATTGCTTCCCATGGATAAATACGAAATCAGAAAGAATATTATTATCATTGCTTTGGATAATCTAGTAAATACTTATACTGATGCACTAGAATTTCTAAATGAAGAAGAGAAAGAACTTGCTTCTCTAATTATTGAAGAAGTAAAAGAAATGTTATCAGATCAAGAAATACCCAATCCAATACCAAGACCCAAATGGAACTCAAAGAACTCATAAGAAAGTATTCAGTAATTCTAAAAGACTTAGAATACTCTAAATACCAAATGAACCTTGCTCTCAGGAAAGGCAATAAAGGTAAATATCAATCCCTCTCTCTTCATATTAAATACCTTAAGAGAAAACTTTCTGGTATCTCTAGATCTCTAAAAAATTTAATACATGGTACTAGAACAGATGTAAAATTTCAATTGGGGTCTGATTTATATGAGGCATCTTTTAACAATTTATCTGAACAAGATATTCGAGATGTTTTAGAGATAATATCTATATCAAATCAGAAAGAACTTAAAATCCTAGAAATTAAGGAAAACCAAACTTATATTTGGAAATTATAACTATGGGATTATACATAGGGAAATAATTAACCAATAAATTAACTACAATGACTAAGGACAAAAAGAAAAAGAAGAAAGACAAACCGGTTAATAAGACTCCGGAACTTTCTAAGGCAAAGGCAGCTCTTGAAGCTTATCTCAAAGAGAACAACCTGGATCCTACTAAGGATTGGACCAAAGACAAGAAACATGGTAAAAAGGTTACCGAACTTGTAAATAAGCTCAACAAAGAACGGGATAAAGTTGCTGCTAAATATCCCGAAGGTGATGAGGCTAATGAGGCTAAACTCGTTAAGCTTAAAGAGAAAAACTCTAAATCTAAGGCAAAAGCCAAAGAAGACAAAAAGGAATCTAAGGGTTCAGGTAGAGTAGCTACTAAATACGATTATCCTCTTATCGATGGTAGAGAAATGACTTCTGTCGAAAAGAAGAAATATCGTATGGAGCAAAGAAAACTTGCTCAGGGAGATGCTCCAAAAGAGAAGAAAGAAACTTCCAAGAAGGAATCTAAGGCAAAGGCTAAAGAAAAACCTTCTACCAAGAAGGAAGACAAAAAGGCCAAAGACAAAAAGAAAAAGAAGGCCTCTAAAGAAGAAGATTAATAAAACCCTTCTATTCCCATACTTTTAAGTATTCGTTAATAACAGTAAAGGCCTGACAAATAGCACTTTTGTTCAGGCCTTTCTTTTTATCATTAAAGCATTATGGAAAAAGAAGAAATATTTAAACCGAAACTCAGAATCACTACTCTGTCAGAAAATGGTACTCCATTATCCGATAGATTGGTAGATGCTTATACAGAAATGAATTCCGGTCCAAAGGTACAACATAATGGACCTATAAGAGTAGAAGTAACTCTTACTAATCAATCCGAAATAAATAATTTTAAAGATTATCTAGATAGATTATCTGGTAATCTCCCAATAAAGGCACCGTCTGCAGGAAGAGGAAGACCTGCTAACTCTACTACTCAAGAAATAGAATCTCCAAGAGAGGATATTCTCTTAGATGTAGAGAAAATGGTTGAAGAGGGTAAAACCCAACAAGAGATTATCAAATACCTTAGAGGATTGGGATTTGTATTTATCCTTACAGAGGATTTCCTTTATCATTTCCCTGGGTTTGAGTTCAATAAAAAGGATGTGGGAGAAGCTACAGATAATAAGCAATATCCTAATTCGTTCTCTTGGATGGCAAGGTGTATTAAACGTGCTAAGGACCCAAAAGCAGATAAATTTGATCCAATGATTATCTTTGGTTTCAGTATCCTCAATGGGCCTTCGAAAAAGGTTATTCCCTATTTGTATAAGGAAAGAAAGAAACCATTAAAGGCCCAAATTGGTAAGAAAACTATTTCTTTCTCTCAGGCAGAGTTCACTAAATTACCTAAATGGATGCTTGAATCAGAACGTATTAAGTTCTCTACGGAACAAAGACAACTATTGCTCAATCCAGATAAGAAACCTTCTAAATTCTTCTTAAGATGGGTAGGCGATGCTGTATTCCCTGATTCAATCAAAGAAAAGATGGAAGAAGTCATTCAGAGAAAGTAACACCCTCCTTAACCACAGTTTTTAATAAAAAGATATTTTATATAGATATAAATTTAGTATATTTGCATAAAGAAAAATTTTAATTATGGACAAGGAAACAAAGGACATCATTAAGCTAATAGCTGGTATTCAAATTGAATCACTATCTTCTCTCAAAGAAGATCTGAAAGCTAATAAACCTTTCGATGAAGGACTACTCAGAAGCCTTCTTCAGATTGAGGATGAGGAGATTCAATTTGCCTTAGATCAAGAGATAGAAAGATATGTTACCATAGAAAGGTACCCTACTTTCATAAAAATGCTAAATGAATATCAGCTAATGATATGTTCACATATCTTATTCAAAATGGAAGATGAATGGCTGATCGACAATTCTCAGGGAGTATGCGGAGCATGGGAACTCCTTCATAAGATTCAAATCAATTATCACCCAGAGATTATATTACTTAAAATATAGACACCATGGAAAAGAACGATTACTTAAAACAGGTTGAATCAATTTTGGGAATAGAGATGATACCTTGTGAATCCTCTAACTTAGAAGGATATGGTTATAGCTCATCCCAAAAGGAATTATGGGTAGCTTTTAAAAACAACAGAGTTTATCGATATGATAAGGTTCCTCATGATATAGCAAATGGCTTACATGAGGCATCCTCTAAGGGCAAATACTTAAACCAATATATCAAGGGCAAATTTGAAGAAACTGGATATGAACTCCAAAAATAATCTCATATTGCCCATTATCGGAGCAGGAATTGCTTTCTCTATTCTCATTGGGACCTTAGATAAGGGATCTCACCAATGCAATAGGGTTAAGGCAATTCCTGCTTTTATTTTTGATACACCCAGGGTAGAAGAGAAACAGGTAATCATTTCTCAACCAAAGGGAACTCGGAAATATAGATATTTAGTAGAAGTAGAAACTTCACCAAATGCCCAAGTAGAAAGATCTGGTAATAAACTAAACATACACTTTAATGGACCTAAAAAGGAAACCTTTGAAGTATTATCAGATAAGCCATTAACCTTAGAGGAAGCTTATACATACCTAAAAAACAATCCAGGTAAATGTAAGCTAGTAAATTGTAAGTTTTACACTAAAGAACAACAGGTAGATAATATCTTTGATTACTATGAAGAACATCGGGAAGATTACTTATCAGATCCCGAAGATAATATTACCTACTCTGATGACATCTTCGATTTCCTTGAGGATTAACCTTAGAATTTAGAAAATAAATTTATTTTTCTTTTGTAGAATAATATATTATTCTTATATTTGCATAGAGAATTAAAACAAATCACTTTTAAATATAGACATTATGAAAAAGAATTTAGAAAACACTATTGCAACCTTAGTTGCTAATCAGTTGAACAAAGTTGAGGAACAAGTTTCCAAGTCAAAAACTACTAAAGCCAAAGGCCAAAAGACCAAGAAACAATTGGTAGAAGAATCTAAAGAGGCTGCCAAAGAATTCTCTAAGGCTAAATTGGTAGAACTCAAACCAAAGGGGAAGAAATCCAAGAAGGAAGAAACCATCAAGGAAGTAAAACAACAACAAAAACCCTCAATCATTGAACAAGTGATTTCCAATCGGGAAGTGAAATACGTATACCCTGAGGATATAACTGATACACTTGCCCGTAAGAAATGGAGACAACAAACTCGAAACGAATTACATAGACTTGAACGGGAAATGTTCCGTATCAAGGATCAAAATTCTAAAGAGTTCAAGGATGCTGCTAAGAAATATGAGGACTTTAAGAAAAAGGTTCTCAAACCAGAGCAGGTTGCATAATTATAAATCATTAACCTAAGTCCCAGGTGAGTTCCCGGGACTTATATCTCTTAAATTAATGGACTATGTCATCTTCTCAGAAAAGGAGATGCTTAAGCAAGATAAAGAACTGCTAGAATTACATAAAAGATGTTGTAAGACTTATTTAGTTCAGAGATCACTTAGGCATTCTAAAATTAAGAAGTTCTTTATAATCTACGATTGGTATATCAATCCAAAGAACGTAAGGAATTACTTTTTCAGGCCTATATCAATATTTGTACAAGCCTTAGTTTTAAACCAATTAGATCAGATATCAGATTATATCGATAACAACAAAACCAATGGTAAACGAAAAAGAAAATCTAGAAAAGTATAATGTACTTTACCTCAAGGGTAAATACCAGTACAAATCCAAATATCCTCAAATTATGGCAAGGCATCAGGTAATATATGCAGGGCCAGTTGATCCTATGACCCCTATATGGGATAACGCTTTTGATATATTAAGGAAATCAGATAGGATCTGTACTGAATCTCGAAGAGAATTGAAAAAGTTAGAGGAACATTCTAAGGATGGCTCTTTCTTTAAAAAGAATGGTATCACTCACATAATTATATACAGATGTTTAGAGAAATAGTTAAAGACCTATATATAGGCAAATCGAAATTGACCATCGAATGCAATCAAAGAGAAATACCTCAAACTGCTTTAATCCAGGATGTATTACAACCTACCGGATTCACTGGTAATATGCCAGATTATTGTACTCTTGGTAACTTTAAAGAGGGTAAATTCGAAATCACTCCCGTAATGCCCAAACATCGATTATTCGTTACTGGAATCCCCAAAGGGGCAATCTTAGATAATTTTAGAATCCGGAGAACTTATTGGTCTTCATACTATGAGGATGATATAAGGGGATATTTATTCCAAATCACAGATGAGGAAATCCCCAGACCTATAATGTTAATTAATCACTAAACCTATATGGAAGCAATCGATTACGTAAAATTATTCAAACTAGATCAAGAGAACTTTGATTTTAAAAGGAGAGAATTCATATCCGAATTAGGTAAAGAATTTCTAGAATATTGCCAAACTACTACTATCGGAAGAGATAATAAATCTGGTATCATATATTATTATCGATTCAGGGAAATAGTGAAGAATTTCGAATCTAAATTCTGGGCAATATCAGAACTCAAAGTTGGAGAACCTCTATCACAAAAATTATGGAATGCCTTTTTTGCAACTCAGGTAGTTCCCCTTAGGGGAAGGTTATATCCGAAAATGCAAAAAAGGATCGAAGAGCAAAGGCAATTAAATAGCCATAGTAAACAAGACAAAAAATCCTCGGACCCTAAAAAAGCAAATTATGGTAAGAGAAATAATCGATCTTCATGGCAATAAATTTAAGGCATCGGATTATAAGGTTTGTTTAGAAATCCCTATAATAGGGAAAGAGAAATTAATTTACACCAGGGATCTATTCTCTGGTGTACCCTTTAGTTTATTCTATGGTAAGGATAGATATAAAGGATATTTCTATAATCAGAGTATAAACGCTTTCATCTGTTATACCTTAGAAAAGATTGGATATGAAGAATCTAAAGATATAAGAAAGGCTCACTTATATGGAAGGAAAAGATAAAATAAAGAGATTTCCTCGACCAATGGGAACTACTGCTCTTGCATTAGAGTATCAGAAAACCCAAAAGCCTGAGGATTTATTAAAAGTACAAAATTACCTTATAAACCAATGGTTATTGGGTAATGGAGTACTTTGTGGTGTTACTTATGATATTAACACTTTCTCTAATAAGTTAGGGATAGACGTTAATCAGATAAGAGTATTCATGAGAGATAGACTTCTGTCAAGTAGGATATGGGATAAGGATAAACAAGAATCACTTATAGAAGCCTTACTTGGAGAACAATTAGCATGGGTATTAGAGGATAGAATGGAAGTATCTCATCAGGTTAATCTATTAAGAGATTCACAGGGTGGGAAGTATATGCCCTTTATTTCTGCTGAATTGAATAAGGCTTTGAAAATGAAGCTGGATTCTACTAATTCTCTTCAATCATTGATAAGAGGGTTCACTGGGAATGGTACTACTAATATCTTCAATCAATTCAATCAACAGAACAATATTCAGCAAGAACAGGGCATTAGTATAGAGGAAGCTAGAAAGATTATTTTAGAATCTCAAAAGATTCAAGATAAAACAGAAGAAGCTAAACTCTTAGAAGCTAAATATGATCTTAGCTCATTGCCCGAGGTAGTTGCTACTAAGCAAGAGGGAGTAGATGTTAGTAAAGAAGGTCTTAACATCAATAAGCAGGAATTAGCTCAGATAACCGATGATTATAAGGGAGCATTAGAAGCTTCTTCAAGAGAACATCATGAATTGAGAAGAGAAATAGAAATGAGGATTGATCCAGATGAAGAGGACCCAGAACTAATACCCTATGAAGAAATAGATGAAGAAGAGGATGATACTCCATTTACGGCCAGATTCTTATCTAAATAAACTAAGCCCCGACATCTATAATCGGGGCTTCTCTATGTTTATGGGGTTATTGCATAATTTAATAAAAAGAATTATATTTGCATATCAATTTAAAAATAGACAAAATATGGAAACATTAAAACCAACCTACAAAGAAACCACGGTTAACAAAGTTAATCAAGGTACATATTTTAAACTGAATCCCACAGATACTGCTCCAGTATGGGTAAGAGACCATTTCGATAAATCATCTAAGACTTATGCTTGCCATAAGTATGATGACTCAAATCACGAAAAATTT